CTCACGCAGACCCCAGAAACTCTAAAGTTACCAGTAACTTCTGAGGCAAGAAAGGCGCAGGGTCGCACTTACTACGAACGCTTCCTCCGCTCCAACTCGGAAGACTGGTGCAAGCGTTACGTCCACGCACAGTTTGGTGACGACCCCAGCGGCAGCGCTGTGTTCCGCGAGAGCTTCAAACAATCATTTCATGTGTGTGATGGTGTGACCCCTGTGACAGGCCACCCCCTCATCATCGGACAGGACTTTGGCCGCGACCCTTGCAGCATCATCTGCCAGCTAGATCACAAGGGCCGCTTCCTCGTCATCGCAGAAGTTGTAGCTGAAGACGTTGGTCTGGAGCTGCATGTCGAACGTAATTTACGCCCTGCTCTTATGGATCCGTTGTTTATGGGCAGAGCCGTTGCTGTGGTGGGCGACCCGGCAGGTCGTTCCAAAGGCTCCATTTACGAAGAGACATCGTTTGATGCTTTGAAGCGTATGGGCTTCATGGCCTTCCCCGCACCAACCAATGACATCGACCCCCGCATCCGTGCCATCGAGGCGTTCTTGTTGGCGCAGCGAGATGGCGGTCCTGCCATCCTGATTGACCGCGAACGATGCCCGACTGTCGTGCGTGCGTTGTCTGGTGGGTATCGGTACGCAAGGACACGAGGCGGCAAGATGCGCCCAACGCCTGACAAGAACGAATACTCGCACATCATCGATGCGCTCCAGTACGCAGCGCTAGCGGCTCATGGTGGAATGGTTGGTATGATTGCTGGCCGTCTGCAGCAGCGACCACGTCGCGAAGGCCGCAGTCGAGTTCCTTCGGGCGCTTGGACCTAACCATCAAACCATAAAACTAGTGCACTTTCTGGAGG